GGACTTGTTTGGATTTGCAGACCTAATCTGTAGTTGTTCTTCTTTAGTTAGTTTCTTGTTGCCTAAGTATGACTGCCATGTTATTGGGGATACTTTGCCAATTATATTAATCCCTGCCAAACCTGCACCACCTATGATTGCGCCCTGAACAAGAGCAAGATCTGCTGCAGTTTTTGGGGAATTCATAAAGACAGTATGCTCAATAATAATAGCCTCTACAAGATTATAGTGTTGAAACAAAGCCTTAGTCTTTTTATTAGCATCGATAACTTTTTGATAAATATCTTTGCCTTCAAAAACAATCTTTCCATGATCTGATAAATTTTTATAAGAGTAAATTGTAAAGGCTAAACTATTTGTACTTGCATCAATAGCACATATGACCCCAGGCTGATTTGATAGATCTTGTCTAAAGTATCTATCTGTTTCTTTTGCTTTGGTCATTTGACATTCCTTTAATTTGCTTTAATGCTTTTTTAACATCATTGGGATTAATAACACATTGACCACAAAGTGCATCATCATTGTATATTGATAACTTTTCTCCACATTGTTTACACAGTCTATTTTTACCTTTTCTTTTTTGTCTTCTAGACTGTATGTATCTTTGTGCTATTTTTTCTTTAGTTGCTTCTTCTCTACATTGTTCAGAACAATATATTTGATAAGAAATATCTGAATCAAAATTTTTATCGCACCATCTACAACTCTTCATTTTCTAGCAACTCCAGAGGTTTAATTTTAATTACCCCTGCCCCTGCTTCGGCACATGCTTTTTGGATTGGGCAAACCTTACATATCTTAGAATTAGATCTGTAAGGCTTTTCTGGCAACTCTTGTTTTTTCCAACTTGAGTGTACGTTTCTCATCCAATCAAATGCCTGGTCTACCCACCGACGGAAATGATCGTTCATTATAACTGGCAAAGTTAATAGTTCATGATTATTTTTATTTTCATAAATCATTACGCCCTTGTCAATTTTCCATACTCGCATATAAATTAATAGTTGCATAAGATGTCCCATCTTAGACTTTCTACTATTCTTTTTATATTCGAAACCTTCATTGCTTATTGTTTTTATTTCACCAATAACTCTTTCGTTATTGATATTAAGCATAACATCGCCGTAGCCATCAAATGGTGGATCTTCTGTTTTAACCCTAAACTCCATTGATGGATGTTCTTGCTTATTATATTTTCTTGGTAGTGGATCCATCACCATTTCTGTATCAAGCAATCCAGATAACTCTATTGCTTCCTGTATTCTTTGATGTCCTAAAGTTCCATTATTTCTATTAGCAACACCCTTTGCATCAGAATTATCAAATGCTGGTGCACCATCAAACATCATATACCAATACCTAGGACACTCTCCTGCTCCATATGTTAGACCAGATGCCGAGAAATTACTTTTCTTGGTAAACTTTGGTTTTGTTTGTGCCAAATATCCAGACTCTATTTTTTCAATCAAGCCATCGATGAAGGTGGTATCTTCAACTTTTGTATTAGTTTTATTTTTTGATAAATCTTTTATCATTACTTCTTTTAGTAAATTTTTCATTATTATCCTTTGTTTGTATAATTATATCAGATATCAGCGAGTAATGTATTTGAGAGCAGACACAAGGTTGTTTATAGACTCTGCTGCAGTATAATAAATATTCTTTTTGCCACGATCTGACTTGTCCACATTAGCCATCCAGGTAGCCTTAAAAGCCATCTTTGCTGCGATTGCTTGCAGCCTAACAATTTCTACAGTGGCCACATTCATTGGAATGTCTGGCTTTATAATAAGTTTAGCAATAAATGTTAGAGCAGTAGTTAGTTCCTGGTCCTCCATATAGTCTGCTATTTCTGTCAAACCATTAATCATTTCGAGTGTTGTATTATTTTGTTCCATTGTTCACCATCTGTTCTAGTAGTTCTAACTCTATTATAGCAAGTCTAGTTTTCTTGTTACCCTCGCCAAGTACGACTACAATGGCTGGATCATTGCCATTTCGTATAGCATCTGTAGTAGCCTTAGCCCACACATCTTGGTTAAGCGTAAAAGATTTTGAGTTCTCCTTAAAATCTACAGTAAAGTTCTCCCAGGTAGCATCGCCCTTCCTGGTATTTCTGCCAGAGTTCTTATGCTTCTTGGCACCTATTCTTTTACTTTCATTTGCCTCACTCATGTTTTTTAACCTTCTTATATCCTACCTTAAATAATTGAACTTCTGATAAATGTTTTTCTGAACACATCCAGGATGCCATTCCAGTTGCTAAATAAACTCTTATTGTCTTTACTTCTTTTTTACAAGTCTTACAAGGAAACTTTCCTTCATAGATTGTGTATTTATCCACTGATTTTAGCCTTAATCATATTCTGTAGATCAAGATCCTCTCTTACCTTGTTAACAAAACCTTCTCTGCCCTGTACTTTTGAGCCATCTGGAAGTAGATACCAAGCACCAGTGCGCTCTACAATGCCCATTAACTCAGCAGTATCGACGAGGTCTCCCACACTATCCACACCAAGATTGTCACCTCTAAAATAGAAATCATATTCGCCAGACTGAAAAGCAGGAGAAGTTTTTGAAAACTGTAACTCCCACCTGACCTTTCTGCCAATCTTTTCTTCAATAACCTTATCACCAACATGAATCTTTCCTTTCAGTGCTTGGTTGTCTGATTCAGATGAAAACAATTTAATAACCGTAGACGAGTAAAATTTTGTAGCCTGACCGCCAGTTGGCTGTTGGCTTGTATACATTGAATTAATATTATTTCTTGATTGAGAAATAAGAATAAAGAGTGTAGGTTTAATTTTATTATTTGCATAATTAATCATCTTCCATGCATTACTAAAGTCACGAGATTCTGCACCTATTTGTTTTGTATTTTCTAATGCCTTAAGTTCATTAGAGTCTTTTTCAAAATAAATTGCGGGAAGCAATGATGTAATACTATCTACAACAATAACATCTACGCCAGCCTCCATGAGTTGAACGCCTACATCTACCATTTCATTAATAGTTCGTGCCTGAGACACTATAAGTTTAGTGACATCAACACCTAATTTTTCAGCCCAGTCTTTATCATATGACATTTCTGCATCTATCCATGCACAAATCTTTCCTTCTTTTTGTGCTTCTGCAATAATTTGTAAGCATAGGGAAGACTTGGCACTTGATTTGCTGCCCCATACAAGCACTTGTCTACCGTATGGTAGTCCGCCATTTAGTGCTCTGTTAAGTCCAAAACTTGGAGTCTTTGCATATTCAGTCTTTGGCACCTCATCTCCAACTAATATATTTTTCCTTAGTTTAGGATTTAGTTGTGCTAATACATCTTCAAGGCTAACTGACATTTATATCCTCCAATATTACTGTACCGTCTTTAGTTTTACCTAATTCAAATTTATATGCATGCCCCTCTTCAATTTTCATATATGCTTTTGCAAATGCAGTCGGGAATACTGTTACTGGATGAAGTTCTCTAGAAGTGTCTGCTAGAGTCAGCGATGCCATCTTTTTTCCTGCTTTCGTTATTCTAGGTTTAAAGGATACCACAAATAACTCATCATCTTTATACGGAAGCATTCTATAGTTTAAAAATTTAATTAATGCAGCATCTGAATTTTTTATTTCGTCCACAGGAATAGCACTAACAATTCTGTTATCAGAGCAGAGTGCAATATAACTTCGTCCAGCCTCAATCGTAGTTTGTTCTTCATCAAAGACACCTATACTTCCTGTTTTATCTAATATCTCAACACGAGACCAACCCTTGCCACGCTTAATGCCCTTAACCATTCCCATAAGAATAAAAGATCCCTTTTCTTCAAAGTCTTCTACAGGATTAATAAAAGCGTGATAATGTGACGGAACTGTTTGTGTAAATTCTGGTAGACCTAAATATTCATAAAGATTTTCACGAATCTCATTGTCATTTCTTGGATTATCTGGGAAGGTAGCAGCACCAATAACTCTTAATGCTTCCAACGCTCTGCTGTTGACTCCATTACCTTTTGTAAATGTAAAGGCTTTAACTTCCTCGAAAGACTTAAAAGGTCGTGCCGATATATATCGTTCTGCAATCTTATCAGAGATAAACTTGATCCCCGAGAGTCCAAACCGAATACCTTTGCCCTCAATTTTAAAATCAATATCCGAATCGTTAATGTGAGGTAACTTAATGCTAATCCCCATTCTTTTCGCTTCAATAAGATATTCAGTTCGTGCATCTTTGTCCCTTTCATTTTTTAATAATGAGTACATAAACTCAATTGGATAGTAATACTTTAACCATGCCGTCCAATACGAGAGCGTAGAATAAGCAACCGCATGACTCTTGTTGAACGAATATCCCGCATGCGCTTCAAAGTCATGCCATAAATCACGAGCCTGATTAGGACTAATAAAACGAGAAGCACCTTTAACAAACTGTTCCTGAAACGCATCAAACTCTCTTGCATCTTTCTTCTTACCGATAATCTTACGAACCTTATCAGCCTCAGACCAAGACATCCCTCCTAATTGAACGCAGGCTTGCATAACCTGTTCCTGGTATAGGATACACCCATATGTTTCTTCTGTAAAAGGCTTCATGGTTTGATGCAGGTAATTAACAGCCTGTCTGCCATGTTTTCTCTCAATATAATCTTTACCAATGGTATTCATAGCACCTGGACGAACCAAGGCGTTTGAAGCAGATAACTCTGCAAGATTTTTTACACCCATCTTAATAAGGAGATTTGTGTATGGGGTTGCTTCACACTGAAAGACTCCTTTTGTATATCCTTCAGAAAGCATCTGATAAACCTTTTGATCAGACATATCAATTTTAAGTAAATCAATATTTGTGCCTTCACGTTCTTTAATAATCTTTAGCGTATCATTAATTACGCTTAAGGTTTTAAGACCAAGTGCGTCGATTTTGATGAGACCAATCTTTTCAGCCTCTTCCATGTCAACCGCCACAACTGGTATGCGATCATCGCTGCCAGGAGAATTACGTGTCTCCATCGGTGCGTACCTAAAAATAGGATTTTTACTAGTGACAACACCAGCAGCGTGTATGCCAGTACCTCTAATACGACCACGAAGTTGTTCTCCATATTGTTCCACCTCTGGATATTTTTCTCTAAACCAAGCAGTAGTTTTAGATGAGCAGTACTCATCCCAAGTATCTACCAACTTTAATACCTTGTTTACATCTACTAACGGTATATTTAATGCACGAGCAACATCTCGTACAACACCTTTATCTTTAAACTCTAAGAATGTAGCAATAGATGCAACATGCTTATACTGTTTTACAAGATAATCTTTCACTTCATCACGACGAGAATCTTGAATGTCTGTATCAATATCTGGAAAGTCATTACGTTCTGGATTAATAAAGCGGAAGAACAATAGTCCATGCTCAATAGGATCTATATCCGTAATACCAAGAGTATAACAAAGCAATGAGCCAGCAGATGAACCACGACCTGGACCAACCATAATACCTTCTTTCTTTGCCCATGCAATCATACTTTGCACAACAAGAAAGTAAGGACCAAACCTTTTATCCTTAATAACCTTTAACTCTTCTTCAAGCCTATCTACATACTCTTTGTTATCCGCAAATCCCTTAGCCTTTAATCCTTCATAAGCAAGATCAGATAACTGCTTGTCTGGATTCTTATATTGAACAGGCAGTAGGTTTAAATTATCTTTAATGTCATAATCTTCAATCTTATTCGCAAGGTCAATGGTATTTTCATAAATATCAGTTCTCCAAATTGCCTGCTTTTCCATAGCAGCCTGAATTTCTTCATATGATAATAGATGAATATCAAACTTATTAAATGACATCTGTCTATCTGCACCATAAAGATAATCGAGACGCTTCATTAAGTCCCCCTGCTTTTTGGACTTTTCATATGTGGCATCTTTCTGAATCTTATTTGCATAGGTATTGAGAATAAGTTTAAGTTCTTGGATTTCTCTTTGAGACTGATCAACATGGTGGCAGTCTGGAGTTACGATTGGTTTAATACCAAACTCGTCCGCTAATAATAAAATGTTTCTGTTAATTGATTCATCGTTATGTGGCATAACTTCTAAATAATAGTCATCGCCAAACTCTTCTTTAAACCATTTAATATATTTCTTTGCCATTCCAAGTTCTTCAAGTTCGATAGACTTGGCAATAATTCCACTTGGGCATGCAGAGGAAACTATAATTCCTTCTTTATATTTAGACAATACTTCAAAATCAATACGTGGCTTTTTGTAATAACCTTCTGTCCACGCTATTTCATTTAACTTATTAAGGTTTTCTAAACCTACCTGATTCTTGGCAAGAAGGATAATATGATTATAAACCATATCGAGTGGAGTTGTTCGATCTGCTTTATCTCGCTGATCAAATCTATCTTCACACATGTACCCTTCTATGCCAAGAATCGGCTTTATCCCATTAGATTTAGCAACACGATACATTTCTCTGTGGCCAGAAAGGGAGCCATGGTCAGTAATCGCTATTGCAGGCATACCCAACTTCGTAGCACGGTCAACATATTCGGACGGCAACCCAATACCATCGAATAGTGAAAAGTGAGTATGTAAATGTAATGGAACGTAATTCATCTACTACCAGTCGATATTCGTCGCTGATGTTGTAGATGGAGAATCAAATCCAAGATAGAATGCTTCTTGTTCCGCATAAGGAACACGACGAAGTGCTTTCTCCAATGGATATGGCTCAATGCCTTCCCACTTAAAAGGCTCCTTATCTGGAGCAGAAGGAATCAAAGTGTATGATGTTTCAGTTCCCTGACCATTACGCTTTAACTTCCAAACCACATTTGAGATGCTTCCTGTTTCAAGAGCATACTCACGAATTGTGTTGAATGCAGATTGCTTGCTTACGCCCATTGACCAGATAGCGACATATGGATTTTCTTCCATGCCATCGTCAACAAGTACGTTACAGTAAAAACGAAGACGACCACGCCATCCGCTATTACCCTTTGGATCTTTACGATACATTTCTTCTGCCCAGTCACGGCCTTCTGATTCCAATGTATCTACAGCCTTACGCTTGTAGTCTTTTGGATTAGTGTGCTCTTTAACAACAAGTGCTAGACCACGTCCTTCTGTGTAATGTGCAGAATCTTCATCAAGTTCTTCAATGAAACGAATCTTTACAGATTGTCCATCTGCTAACTTTAGCCAGCGTACCTTCGGTGCGCTTTCATCATTTTTCTTGTCGAGCAGGGCATTAATATTTTTTAGTCCCTTGATAACGCTCATAGTTTTTCTCCTTTGTTCTTTTCTATTTTAGCATAGACAGTATTGATTTGTCAAACTGTAAGTCCAGTTCTTTTATTGACATATCATCCATATCGCCTATATCTTTATATTGTTTATCTATATTTATTACAGTAACCTGAGAGCCTAATCTTTCGATTATCTTATCTTTCATGTTACCGCCTGCTTCATCATTATCAGCAACAATCATTATATCGCTAAAATACTTTTGAAGCAAACCTATTTGTTTTGATGACACATTAGCGCCAAGGGTGGCGACTGCGGGTAGTCCAACCTGATCAAGTCTTATAGCGTCAAATGATGACTCTACAACATAAACACGACTTGCAGTCTTAACACGATTTAAATTAAATAATAATTTTGACTTAGGAAGTCCGTTGGTATTTTTAAATGTTTTACCCTCTACAGATCTTCCAACGAAACCAACGCACAAGCCTTCATGGTTTTGTACAGGAATAGTTACCATATCTTGGTTCTCAGAATATCCAAGTTTAAACTTCTTTATAGAGTCCTGAGTTATTTTTCTTCCATTAAAATATTGAATTGCTCTGTCACTTTTTAATGCCTGCTCATATAGTTTATTTACTATAGCCATATCTAATTCTGGCCATTCTTCTTTTTCAACTAACTTAGAAGAAATATCAGAAACAATATCTGTTTCTACTTCTTTACTTTTAATAAATCTAACAGCCTCAAAATATGTTCTGTTAGAGCAGTGCATTACTAACTCTATTAAGTCTGCGGTGTGACTACAAGAAAAACAAAAGAACAGACCGCTATATTTATTTATTTCTCCAGCAGGGGTTCTATGATTTGCATGGAATGGACAGAATACTACATACTCAGACTCTGCTTCTTTTTCTATATTTAAGCCAGATCCTGCGAGTACTCTTTTAATTTGGTTGGCTGTATATGAATTGGCTTCGTGCCGTCTACTCCTAGTGTCCATTCGCTTTTCTTTCTCCCTATATATATTCCGTATATGCTTAGTATAAAGTTGTATGTATTATTTTTTTCATTATAGTCTATTGTAAATTGTGGATCAATGTCAAATCTTGGAACATATCCAGATAGGCGCATTTCAGATACCAGCAGTCTGATATATTCCTGCTGTAACCTATATATGGCAGAGTCATCATTGATAACTCCGTCCAAACCAAACCTTTTGATAGGCTTGTGCTGATATGATTCCATACCGCATATTATACTGTCTTATCTTCATAATCCTTATATCTGTAGTATCCCTTGTCAAAATCAGCCTGAACTAAGAATTCACCCATAAAACCATTACGGTTCTTTCTAAATACGCATTCAATAATATCACTATTTGTACCTCGCCCAAGCGCCAATACCCAGTCAGCATCATAGGCAATCTGTCTTGACCATGCAGTTTGACCAAGGGTTGGCACGGTTTCTAGTTTAGTCACATCATCGGGGGTAGCAGAAGAAATAGCAATAATGGGAACTTCTTCTGCAATAGCCATTAATTTTAATTCACGAGATAGATTCTTCATACGAATAGTTTCATTGTCAGACTTGCTATTTGGACTCATTAGTTGTAAGTAGTCAACAATAACAAAGTCTGGTTTATACTGATCAATCTTTCCACGAAGAACTAATGGTGTAATGTCCCCACCCGTATCGTTTGAGATAATATGAAATTCTGGTCTTCCTTTAACACTCTTTGTGTGCCATGACTTTAGCATATCCATCTCTACTTGTCCCGCACTTAATTTACGATGAGACCAGACACCCTCACCCATGATTGCAAATACACGATTACGTACTTCAACCTCAGACATTTCAAGACTTATGATCATTGGGCTACGACCCTGTTTCCAGGCCTGTACAGCGAAATAGAGAGACAACCAAGACTTTCCTATGCCTGGATATGCCAAGAAGACTCCTAACTGTCCTGGCATGATTCCAGAAGGAAGGTAGTTATCAAATCCTGGAAGTCCAGTCTTAATACCAAGTGCGCCTGCTTCTTGTTGCTTCTTAAGATTTTCAAAGTATGCAACAGCAGAGTCAAGATCTGTTACATCGATATCACGAATGGCTGCTGTATTTTTTCTAAGTTCTGCAGTCTTACTAATCAAAGTTTCAAGAGCCTCTACCCCAAGGCCACCCTGAACATCTGTAGCAGCAGATCTTAAAATATCCTTAAGACTATTAACAAGATACTCTGCCTGTAATTCCTCAAGGTGATGTTTAGTTGATCCAATACCATCAGCAATTTCAAAATCTCTAAACTTTTCAACAACCAACTCTACAGGCGGAACTGTAGAATTGTGTTCATAATATTTTCTAATGAATTGCCAAACATCTAGATGTGTTTTTAATATACCCTCAACATTTGCCTGAAGCATAACATGGGCTTGTTTATCTTTAAGAACTGCTGAAATTAACTTTGATTCTGAGTTATTCACTTAGCCATTCCTTCGCCTTTTGTCTACGCTCATGTCTATCCTTCAAATCTTTTTCTTGTTCTTGTATTCTTTCAAGTATATCATGTGCTATATATGCAAAATGATTCCATGTGGGGTTTTCTGTAACCTCAAAATAATATTCTATTAACTCGTAGCATTGATCTAAACCATATGACTCAATAAGGGCATCTGCAGACCACTGTTCAATCCACTTATTATATTGTGGCTTCTGTCCTAGTTTAAACTTATAGTGTTTATCAAACCTACTTAACAGAGCCAATCGCTTCTGTTTGTCGGTCATACTATTCGCTTTCTGCTAGTTCAACTTTCGCTTCTGCTATTTTTTCAGTTAGTTTATCTTCAACGAATTTATACACACGCTCAAATGCTTGATCTGTATTTTCTCCGTCACGCTTTGAATCTACAACACCCAGGTCCAGTCTCAATGACTGAAAATTACCAAGGTTAAGTGTATAGCCTAGCGTTACTGATACTTTTGTTTCTTCCATTTCATACCCTTCTATTAGATCGACTCTGTCCAAATTGGAATGAATCTTCCATCTTCGGTCTTCGTATATGTTAGTATACCATCTCCCATTCGTCTAGTCAACTCAGCCTTAGTGGGAGTAATATCGTTTGTTATTAAATTATCTTTTCTTGGTCTGCCAATATGATACGTAGCCAGTATATCACGAATCTCTCTAACTTGCGACTCAGAGTAATATGATCTAACTTGCCATCCTCTTGCCCCGCCTTTTTGTGAGCCTGTTGGAAATGGAATTACTCCACGCTTCATTAGTGAAGGCATATACTTTTTATGTCTATTGACTAAATCAGCAGTCTCTCCTACAGTATATGCTCGTTCTCTTTTATTTTTAAAATCATTTATTAGGCAACTCTCTAACTGATCTTTATTAATGTTATATATTGACATTATGCCATTTGATCTGTTATAATGCACGATTCTAACAAGATCTTTATTTAAAAACCAAACCTTTTTGTTGCCAGGAATTACAGGGGCGAGATTGTATTCTTCGCTCGTTCTATTTCCTTTTTTAGTAGCCATCTACCTTCCTCCGAATCAGACGGCGGATGAAAAAACTTTCTTGATCCACACATTAAACAATATATTTCTAAATGGGACACAGAATTGTAAACTCTGTCTACAAGCATTTGTCGAAAACATTTTTTGCATTTTATCATTAAAGCGGTATGCCAATGACTAAGATATTAACTGCTACTGATAAATTTCCAGTCTCGTTAAATCTTACTAACCCTTCTACTCGTGATGTTCCAACGCTTTTTAAAACTACTGAAACATTTTCTCCTGCTGGAGTTTGACCTATATTTTCTGCAGTAGCCACTGCTATTGGACGAAACTTAAATTCTGCTGGATACACATATTCAAAAGGCTCTTCGTCACCAATATTCTTTGATGAGTTAGTTACAACCATTTTATATGCACCTATAATTCTTGCCTCAGAAGCCTTGACAGATTGACGATCTGCTCCTGGAACATCTATCGTTACATATTTAGATGATGATGGCGATATTTGTTGTGCCACATCATTGATAGCATTAGCCATTTCAAATATATAATTTACATCTAACGGTTGGCCTCTTTCGGGCAAGGGTATTCTTGACATTATTCCTCCTGGATAATTATACCAAACTTATACTATCAGTATAGATTGTATTAGAGTCTTTTCTTTCTTTAAAAATTCCGCCTATTTGAACAGCAATATACGCTATTGAAGTTCCTTGATTTATAATAGAATAATTATTTGATGTTGAAGAGCCGTGGTATGTGTAGTTTGTTTGATCGTCATATTTAACAAAAATATCATATGATGAAACGTCTTGTGCTCCCGCCCAAGCGACCATAATTATAGACCCTACTTTTTGAATAACTCCCTCAACTAAGGTTAGTTCTTTTCCTATAACTTTATATATAGGAGACCAGTGCGAGTATCTGTTTTTATCTTGAGATGCAATTCTATATCTAACTAAATACTCTCTATTTTTACCTGCTGGAGGCAATGATGCCTTTGGAATAATAACTTTTTTAATTCCTTGATCAGCCATTATTTACTCCAAGAGCAAACCTAAATTCTATATAACTTGTGCTGTTTGCAGACTTAATAATTGTTTCAGCGTCATTATTTTTGATAACTGTATAGCCAACAAGTCCGTAAAGTGGGTTTATAGATGTAACATTTTCCAATCTTATTGCATCAAAACATACATAGAAATCATCAGAGATATTATTATCTTTAATTACAGTTGTATAAACCTTTACAGTATTTACTGCACTCCAGTCAAAGCCAGTTGTGCTCTTTCTTAAATCTTGTAGTTCTTTTGTTATAACTAAGTATCTGTTAGTAGCGAAATCATAACTATCTAAAATTACTTCCAATCTTGCCCACTGACCAGTTCCATATGTATCGCTATCAGAAAACTCTATAAGAATATAAACTTTGTCTGGATTTATTGGAGAAATGTCTGCTTTATTTTTGTTGACTACAGAAAACGCTAGTTTCATTTGATCTGTTGGAGCATTTTTATTTAATGCCATAGATGTTCCAGTTATGCCAATATAATTACTTCCAGTATTTGCCTTTAGCCTTGTTACTCCATCTACTACCTCAGTTGAAATATTA